GCAGATGATGGCAAACCAAAGGAAGAAATCACGATAAAACTTCCGGATATTCCTATCATTCGGAAGGGTGACAAGATTCATCTAAAAACAGCTTCAATAAGTGCTGGGTATTATATCGTAATATCCGCTACGCATGATGTAGATAAAATGCTTATGACACTGGGATTGAAAAAAGCACCGGCAGCAAAAAAGAGCAGTGGGAATAAAAAAACAAAAGCAAAATCATATGATGTTGGGGACATTGTTAATTTCCATGGCGGTAAGCATTATGTCAGCAGTTATCCAGATGCCAGAGGATACAGTGTAGGAGCCGGAAAAGCAAAAATCACGATCAAAGGTGGTTCCGGAAAAGCACACCCATGGCATCTGGTTACACAAAACTGGAATCAGACTCATGTCTGGGGCTGGGT